TTATCTCTGATAGTATTACCATACAAGAAAATAAAGAATTAGGTATGAGCCTAGCAAGTAAGCCTCTAGTAGAGGATGAGCCTAGCGAATAAGACCTCCACAAGTGGTGTAGATCACATCACGACACGCTAGGGAAAGCCCCTAAAATGTCTGACCCCCCTGCTAGACTAGGGGGTATCAAAAGAAAGTTATCTAACGAAAGGATAAACTAATGATAAAGAATAACCCTAACAATACAATTATTGAGGATATTAGAAAAGCCCAACAGGCTAAATACAATAAAGAGGATAGTGCTATTCTCTCAGCGATAGAAGGTCTATCACTTGCTAATTACTATTTAACAAATACTTTCAATGTAGAGGAGAATAACTAAATGAAAATCACTTACACAATTTGGCAGGGTAGTATTATGAAAGGTCGCCTAACCGCTAAGAGCATGAAAGAGATCATCGCTCTAATTGATGAACTAAACGAGGGTAAGCCACCTCTAAAGTTTGAGTATCTTGTTCATCAGATTGAGCAGGTAGCATAGTGGAGTTTTATTTAGATCTAGAAATGGTTAGCCTATATGCTGATAGCATTGGGCTACAGATAAACATTCCTACTTGGTTATTAGTAGGTGTTGTTGGATTTATTTATTCTATTAGATTAATTAGAAAAGATAAGTAAGTGGCAGAGTATTCTGCTGAACAATTAAAACGCAAGGCCCATCTAGAGAATGGTGGGACGCTTGCGGATTATGATAGGAGCCACTACCTAGAGTAGTGTGCTCACTATTTTTTTTGTTTTTTATTTTTTAAATTACATATCGTACATCTAAGAAAAATATTCAGATTTTATGAAAATGAAAATTTTTTCAGATTTGAGGTATAATAAAATATGACCTATTGCAATCACATATACGAATACGCTAATCCAGGACCTTGTGGAAAGTGCGGGTATACAACACACGATCCTGATTGGAATAGAATAAACAAGTTATATTCAGAATACAAAGAAAGGGTAGGATTCTTCTACAACACCAGTCACTGGTGGAGTATATGATAAAATAAATACATGAAACCTAATTGGACAAAGTGTTACTTTTGTAGTAATGAAGGCATATACCTACAGCCACATGACTATAAATTAATTGATGTTTGCAAAAAACATTTTACTATGGCGCTGTCCTCATGACCCAATACAAGGTTTTTGATGAAGCAATTATTCTAACGGTAAAAACTAAACGACCTGAAAAGTGGTTGCTGTTAGATAGAGAAACTGGGCAGGTATATCAAGGAAATCCTAAAGGTCATTGGGATGTACTTAAGCCATACATAAAAGAAGGGGAATAAAATGAAAACAGGATTAATAGCATCTGCGCTATTGGTAGCAGTATTACTTTTATTAGCAAGACTACAATCTAAACACTCTAAGTATTGGTTTAAATAAAGTGCCATTCCTAGAGAACCTTGAATCTAGTTTTCCAGAGTCCTGGTCAAGACAAAGACCAAAAGGGTATGAATCCTCTACCTACATTGCCACAAATGATGGTTTGGCATTAAAGGTTTTTCAAGAGTTCTGCTGCGATAGTTGTTCTTGTAGATCTGAAAACGATCATAAAAAAGAAAGCAACTAACTACCACTTACCTATTGGACATTTAGACTTTTCTAGCAATGTCTTTAATTTCATGAAGCATCCGCACTTCTTACAGGTCTGAGTGTTTGCTCTAAACCAGTCACAGCCCTTACAAATTCCTAAGCGGTATTCAACAATCTCTTCTGGCGACCTAGGTGATCCATTAACTAAATCCCAAGGCTTAGAGTCATCGCTCAATATTTTTCCAGATCAAATTAATAATACCAATTACACAAATCATTAAAACGCTAAACAATAAGAATCCCATATTTAAATTATATCCTATCCTAATATTAATTAATATAAAAGATGATATACTATCATCATGAGCGAACAACTTAGATTATGCTGTGGAGATTGTACTTGTACAACTGCTCATTCAGCACTTCCAATTGGTCCAAATGGTGAATGGATTACAATTCCAGAAGGACCTAATGTACCAACTTCATCTGAAGAAGAAACACCTGCTGAGGAAGAAACACCTGCTTAGTAATAAGTAAACTTTTTACTTATACTTAAGCAAGTAAATTCTTTTCCTTCATTCTGTCATACAGGTTTGTTGCAATAAGTTTTAATGAAGGTTGGCTATCTGCCATAGATTGCTTAATCTGCTCTTCTGGCATATTTCCCATTTTACATAATTCAAGATTATCTTCATTAATGCTATCTACCACAAACTCTACAAATTCATCTTTTGTCATTTTTCCCACTCCTTAATTTGTTTTAATTAATTATACCAAATACATTATTCTATTTCAAGTTTTGTCGGGGCACCAATAATAGACTCACTAACACTGGTCCACAACTGTGAAGACATACTGGTATTAATTCTAGCAGACATACCTATAGACTCCATAACGTAGTTATATCCTCCAGACTTAGTTTCAACCTTATTCCAAACCCCACTATCATATATCAAGGTTTGTGAGTCAAAAATAAATAAATAATAAACCTTCTTCTCATTTTTGGCGGGAACAGAAGACCAATCCTGGTCTGCTTTAGCAAGACACACATAATACTTAGCACTATTATCCACTACACTGGCTATCATCCTATCTAAGGTTTCATGCTTACCTAATCTTGAGCCTGAGAAAGTTAGTGTGTTATTTGCATATACCCCCGATTTTACGGAGAAACTTTCGCCTGACTCTAACGACATATCTACGCTGACGGAATGGCTTCTATTAGGCTGCCAGTCGTTTATCAGGCCATGTTCTGTAAAGGTGTTAGCAATAAGTTCTTCTAAAAATTCACTAGTACAAGGAAGTCTATAAACCGAATGATGTACTTTTAGTTTTTCTGTCAAACCTTCAATAAGAATATTTTTTATTGTATCTAGCACATCTAAGTATAACCTATGTCGGGACATTAAGCAAGTATAGATACTCCATCCAGTTGACATTATTTGACTGCGTAGCAGACATAAGGTGTCGGATAATGGTTTGGTATCTCTATTTTCGGCTTTGTTAATTCCCGCCGAAATTTAATCTCAAATAGTGATATAATTTGTCTACAATGATGACAGTAGACGACTGGGCAAAACTAATACTTACGATTCTTTCAATATTAACTATTATTGGCGGATCAATTCGTTGGCTCGTAAAACATTATTTAAACGAACTTAAACCAAATTCAGGCTCCAGTTTAAAAGATTCCGTTAATCGCCTAGAGGAAAAAACTGACAAATTATTTGATCTATTTGTTGAACATTTAAAAGATCATTCTAAAAAATAATTCTTTATATATAATATATAAGATACTTTAAAACCTTACTTGCTAGTTATTCTTTTCTTTATATATTTTAAGTATACACGTCAATACCCTGGATTTTTACAATTTATGCAAAAGTAATTATAACGATTTAATAACGATTATTTATATTGTAGTTTATAACGTTTTGTTATAATTAATTATATTTATAATAATATAATGTTATAATTCTAACGCTGGCACCTAGATTCTATACCCCCACCCCACTGCGTCTAGGTGTCCAGTCTTATTTAATGGTATAATCAATTATTATGTGTGCTCCCACAATAGAAAAATATGGCGCATCGCCAGCCAACATTCAATGGACCGTAGTCCGTGGAGATAGCGCAACTCTAAAAATAGAATTTTTTGAAGACAATGAGACTACCTATTGGGATACCGATGGTTGGACATTTTTATCAACAGCCTTTGACCCAACTGGAGCAGTACTTGATGAACTTATCGTAACCGATGAGCAAGGGTATGTAACAATATCAATACCAGCAGACACCACGCTTAACTGGGGCAACCAATATAAGTCAGTTACAGCAGAACTTCCATTTGACCTACAAGTTACAATTCCTGGCGGTAGCGGAGAAGAAGATACAATCTGGACCCCAGTAGTAGGAACAATTTGTGTTCTTGGAAATGTGACTCCTGGAGGAAGTTTATAATGCCAGTAGTAAAAGTATCAAATCCAACATCTAACATTCCTCCAATTGTTAAAATTGGTAAAAAAATATTTAAAACAAAAATAAAGTAAGTGACATAGATTCATGGCGACAAGCATGGATTTTCCTAAAAAGAAAAAATATAATGAAACTGTAGAACAAACTAAATCTGTTGAATATATTGCTGTTCCTGGAATTCAAGGAGAAAAAGGTGAAGTTGGACCAGCAGGACCACAAGGTGCTCAAGGACCAAAAGGCGATAAAGGCGATAAGGGTGATCAAGGACCTCAAGGTTTAAAGGGTGAAAAGGGTGATCCAGGTAAAGGGGCAGAGGGATATGACAGTCCATCTGGTCAATATCCTGGATGGGCATACTATGCAAATAAAAACACAACAGAGTATAGGCTAGGCCCAGAAAGAGGTGATGATGGTTGGGTATCTTTTTTCTTAACAATAGACAAAGATAAAAGTGTTGAAACATATCTTCCAAATAAATCAGTTTCTTTATTAAATGAAGTAGCAAAAAATATTAATTTAAAAACTTTAAAGATTGGATCACGGGTAGAGATTAGATATGATTTTTTTATAGAAACATACTCAAATAATACAGAAATCTGGGTAAGGACTCTTCTTAGAAATGAAGACTTATCTCCAGTCGGATATGCTGGATTGTTAAAATATCAATATCAATATGATCTTTCATACTCTCAAACCATTTTTATAAATAATGATACAGTTAAAAACTATGGAGGAATACCACAGGTTAGAGCAGATAATGAAAGTTCTTTTATTTTAAAAGGTATATATATATCGGTATCATAGTGGTATAATGTTACAGGAGGAATAATGGCATTTCCAGGTTCATATAATTTTAATTACTATCGTGGCGATACCGCCGAATTTGTAGTGCGTCCAAAAACAGCAAATGGTGACGCTTTTGATTTAACTGGTTTTTCAGCAGACTTTTTTATTGCTACAGCAAGAGGTCAAGGTGCTACACAATATGAAGCACAAGCAGTAGTTAGTGGAGTTACAGATACAGTAACTTGTACAATTCTTCCAGGTGTTGGAAGAGACCTTGCTGCTGGAACATATGTTTATGATGTTCAAATAGATAGTGGGGCATCAGAAATTTATACAATTTTAACTGGAACAATAATTGTTACCGATGATATTTCTGGAGCAGACGAATCATAATGGTAGATGTATTGCTTAATACTGAAGATGTTGTTGTTTTAGGACCACCAGAATCAGTTGATGTTTTAATAGATATTGGACCACAAGGAACTCGTGGAAGTAAAATTATTGTCGGCTCTGGAGAACCAAATCCGCAAACATCTAGTGGGGTTTTGCTAGGAACTACTTTAATATTAAATGATGTCTATATCAATACTTCCCCTGGAGCAAACTATGGATATATGTATCAATATGTTTCTCAACCTGGAGGAAATACATGGGTAGGAATTTTAAAGATAAGTCCTACAATTTATTCTGCTATAGAAACAATTTCTTTTTCTTCTGGCAATGGATCAATAACTGTTCCAATATCAGATATAGTAATTGTTACTGGATCCCCACTTACCGCATCTAATTTTAATATTCAATACCAAATTGAAGGAGCAAATCCTATTGCATCTTCAGTAGAGGTTCCTGCTTTGGCAGGGGCTGGTACAAACTTAGTAATAAACTTACATGCCACACAATATAGCGGTGGCAGTTGGTCAGCACTTACTGGAAACAAAAAAGTGCACCTGTTTATTTCTATAGTTTAATATAAAAATGGTATAATCTTTAAAGAGGTGACCAAATGGCTGTAGAAAATATAGGAAATTTAGTACCAACTAAAATTCCAGCATTACTTGATGATGCTAATATTCAGGATGCACTTAAAGCGTATCATTATGGATCATACGATTTTGATACTTCAGAAACTGATTCAGCAGAACTTTTAAACCCATCAATTGCATATACAATTAATGATTTACAAGAACAAATAGATGATCAAGTTGATTTAGAATTAGCAGCAAGAGATATTTCTAGAGCATCAACAACAGCACCTACTGCAGCAGCGTTTACAGCATTTTCTGCAAGTATTCCAGACGGATATATTTGGGTAGACACAGATTCTTCTGCTGGGGTTGGTTATTATTCTGCAACATCTGTTTATACAGCAACTGCTCCAACAACAAACCTTGCAAATGGTTTAATTTGGATTGACAAAGGATCTAGTCCGCTAACTATGTATGTATGGAATTCAGATACTTCAAACTGGGATGAGATAGGTGCATAATGCCAACATTATTTGATTCAGATGGTAAAGCAGCATATATTTATAATGAAGCAAATGATACTTGGTATCAAATTTCTGGCAAAACAGATATATCAGGAACTTTTGAATGGACTGGTACACACAATCATCTTTCATCATTTACAACATCAGACCATTTTATTGCAAAAAAGGGTATAAATAATTATCTTAATCCAGCAGCAAGAAATGCAGCAATTGCATCTCCTACTGCAGGTACTCTTGCATTTGTACGTCAAGATGCTAGTGGTAATACAATAAATCAACTTCAGTATTACAGTGGATCTGCTTGGGTACAGGTAGCAGCAGATTCAGATCCAACCCCAAATATATTTATGCTTATGGGTTGCTAGTGTGATAGAATAAGAATTGAGGAGAAATAAATGCCAACAACATATAAAGTATTAGGTCAATCAAATCCTTCTGCAACAACAGAGGCAATTCTTTATACCGTCCCATCTTCTACACAATCAGTAGTCTCAAGCATTGTAATTTGTAATCAGGCTGGAACATCTGCCACTTTTAGAGTTGCTGTAAGGCCTTCAGCAGACGCTACAACTGCTAGTAAACATTATTTAGTTTATGGAACAACAGTTGCTGCAAATGACACCATTATTTTAACAATGGGAGTAACCCTTGCTGCTTCAGATAAGATTTTGGTTTATGCATCAACTGCAAATATATCTTTTGCGGCATACGGATCTGAACTTGTTTAAACACAATGACAATTTCAAAGGTATCTTTACAAACATTAACATCAAAAAAGTTACAATATACCACACCAATTGATGATATTCCAGATGGTGCAATACCAACTGCAACAAACGTTGGAACATCTCGTTCTTTTAATGATGGGGCTGCAACTATTACTTTGGTTACCCCCACAACAGGTGGTCCAGCAACAGATTACACAGTAACTTCAACTCCAGGAAATTTTACTGCTACTGGTAATTCACCACTAACTGTTACTGGATTACAGTCTGGAACATCTTATACCTTTACATCAAAAGGAAATAGCGCATTAGGAAGTTCTTATTTACCAAGTGTCGCCTCAAATTCAATTACAGCAACTACAGTTCCAGATGCTCCAACTATTGGTGTAGCAACTAAGGTTAGTAATACCGTAGCAAGTTTAACATTTACACCTCCAGCAAGTGGTGGAAGTTCTATTACTGGATATACAATAGCATCATCCCCATCTATCTCAATAACTACTAGTGCTGGAACAACTAGTCCATTAACAGCGACTGGATCATTTCTTGGAGGTCAGTCTTATACTTTTACAATCTCCGCAACTAATGCAAATGGAACTGGACAACTTAGTTCTGCAAGTGCTGGAGTAATAGTTACAGAAACTTCTGTTCCAGCAAAACCAGCAGCACCAACTGTAACAACAGCAGCACTCGCAGATACAGTAACTTGGACTGCACCAGCAACTGGCGGATCCACAATTACTGGTTATACATGGGCTTCATCCGATGGTAAAACTGGCACAGTTAACGGATCAACTCTTTCTGTAGTTGTTACTCAAGAAGGAAACACATCACAAACATATACCGTTTATGCTACAAACGCAATTGGAAATTCTTTAACATCAGATCCTTCAGGTAGTGTAACTACCCCACCGTTCTTCCCACCATTCTTCCCGTTCTTCCCACCATTCTTCCCACCGTTCTTCCCACCATCATTCCCACCAGCACCACCATTCTTTCCGCCATTCTTTCCGTTCTTCCCAGTATTCGTACCACCATTCTTCCCACCAAGTTTTATATATTCATCTGAAAGATTTAAACACAGTATAGTACGAGTTATAAATATTAAATAAATATAAAAACCCCCAAGGATAAAATCCAAGGGGGTATTTTTATTTAATTTTTCTCTTACTTACATGGATACTTGTTGTACCATTCTTTGTACCGTGTTCCATTCACAGAACTCCATGATGACCAGTCTTTTCCACCCTTAGTCATATGTAGAGCAATTTGTGCATTAATTACTGGGTTAAACAACTCAGCATTTGAATCTAGTTCAAACTTTTCTCTACGGTCTGGACCTAACTCACCAATCATATTAATTTGGAAAACCCCATATGATGAATCTCCAGTTTCACTGTTGCCATTAAAAGCAAATGGTCTTCCATTGGATTCTGCTTTAGCAATTGCACATGCAGATCGTAAAGCATTGCCTTTGAAGCCTACTGCCCTTAACAAGTCAACCAACTGCCCATCAGTTAATTTATGAGCATTTTCATACTTTTCTAATATTTTGTCTTTAGAAACCAAAAAAGCCACCTGGGGGGTGGCAGACTTCACAGACTCTTTAATTAGTAAGTTATTTTCATTTGTTGCATTTGCAGAAGCCGAAAAAACGGTACTACAAATAACCAACGTTAATACCCCTAGCCAAACATTTGATTCTCTCATTGTA